CACTGAAGAAGATTGGGATCAGTGGAAGAATGACATTTCGATTGACTATATAAGGGATAACCACTTTACAGAACTTAAAGATGCTGAGTTACTTGCAAACAGATTACAAACTCTTGATCAAGTACAACAGTATGTCGGAGAGTTCTTCTCTAAAGAGTATGTCATGAAAAACATTCTGATGTTGGATGATGATGGTATGAAACAAATGAAAGATCAGATTGCAAAAGAAACGCAAGCTGGAGAAATAAACAATGATGAGGATGAAGACCAATGAGTGAACCGCAAATGAGTCCAGACACAAAACTACACGATTTTATTGACGCTGTTGTAGATAAAGATTTTTCTAAAGCTGCGCCAACATTTCATGAACTTTTAGCAGACAAAATGTCTGATGCACTTGACCAAGAAAAGGTTGCAGTAGCAGATCAGATGTTCAATGGTGCAGAAGCTGAGTTGGACGAAGATGATCCTTCAGAGGAAGAAGTCGAAGCCGCACTAGATGAGCTAGAAGATGATACAGAAGAAGATGAAGAAGAACAATAGTATACCAAAAATCTTTTTAGTATAAATAAAAGAAAAATAAAGAACATGACAAAAACATTTAAAGATATTAGAGAACTTGCAGGAAGAAAGCCTTCTGGAAACACAATCTTGGATACTAAGATTGATCGTATTCCTGTAAAGATCACTAAGGAAAAGAATGGGTTTGTTGTGTACATCGATGGTGATAGACTAGATAGCTATAAGTCTCAGAAAGAAGCTGAGAAGATGGCTAAAGAGTTTGTCAAGCAATATAAAGGTTAACTAGATGAAGCTTATCACAGAATACACTGAAACAAATGTTCAGTGCATCGTAGAGAAAAAAGAAGATGGATCTAAATCACATGTGATTGAGGGGGTCTTCATGCAAGCCGAATCTAAGAATAGAAACGGACGTGTCTACCCAAAGCCTATTATGGAAAAGGCTGTAGATAAATATGTTTCAGAACAAGTTTCCAAGAACAGAGCGGTGGGCGAGTTAAATCACCCTGATGGACCAACTGTTAACTTGGATAAAGTATCTCACAAGATCACAGAACTTTCTTGGAAGGGAAATGATGTTGTGGGTAAGGCACAGATACTGGATACTCCTATGGGTAATATTGTAAAAGGTTTACTAGAAGGTGGTGTTCAACTAGGTGTCTCGACTCGTGGTATGGGTAGCCTTGAGCAACGTAACGGAACTATGTACGTCAAAGATGACTTTATGCTTAATACGGTTGATATCGTACAAGATCCATCTGCACCAAATGCTTTTGTTAATGGAATAATGGAAGGTGTTGAGTGGGTCTGGAATAATGGCATCATTGAAGCTCAAGAAATTGAAAGAATAGAGACTGAAATCAAACGTGCTCCACGTGCGGATCTTTATGAGACGCAGGTTCGTGAGTATAAAAATTTCCTCTCGTTATTGAAACAAACATGATTAAGGAGTCAAACATGACTGATCAAATCGAAGAGCAGGATGTGGAACTTCTAGACGAGATGGAAGTCGAAGAAGCACACGATCCTAAGAATGCTGAAGCTCAGTCGCTTGCTGCTAATGATGCAGCAGAGACTAAAGCACCTGCAGCTAAAAAGCGTAAAGGTGATAAGAGTAACAGCGAACCAATGCAAAAGGGTTCTGCAACACCAATGAAAGCGGAGTCAGTAGAGATTGATGGAGATTTTAGTGAAGACTTAAATGCTCTTGTTGAATCTGAGGCAACACTCAGCGATGAGTTTAAAGCCAAAACTGCAGTAATCTTTGAAGCAGCGGTAAAGTCAAAAATCTCAGAAGAGATCAACCGTTTGGAAACTGAATATCAAGAACAACTTGATGAAGAAATTCAGTCAACAAAAGCTGATCTTGTTGAGAAAGTAGACAGCTACCTCAACTATGTGGTTGAAAATTGGATGGAAGAAAACAAACTTGCGATTCAATCTGGACTTCGTTCAGAAATCGCAGAAGGTTTCATGGATAAGTTGAAAGACTTGTTTGTAGAATCTTATGTTGAAGTTCCTGAGTCCAAAGTTGACCTAGTAGACGAACTGGCAACAGCTAACGAAGAACTAGAAGAACAGTACAACGAAGCCGTTGCTAAAGCTATGACAATCCAAGAAGAGCTAGTATCTTACAAGCGTGATGCGATTATTCGTGAAGCGTCAAAAGACCTAGCAGAAACTCAGGTTGAAAAGCTTGCCAAACTAGCAGAATCTGTAGATTTTGATGACGCAGAGTCATTCGCCTCTAAGGTGTTGACACTGAAAGAATCATACTTCTCACAGAAGACCGCTACATCTGTTATCGCAGAAGAGTCAGAAGATGACACAGCCGATGAAGCTGTAGAAACTTCAGCGATGATGGAGCAATATTTACAAGCCCTAAGAAAAACTAAATAAGTTAAGGAGATCCAATTATGGAAACTTATGATCGTCTCGTAGAGAAATGGTCTCCAGTATTGAACGAAGAGTCTGCAGGTACTATTACCGATGCACACAAGCGTTCTGTTACTGCAGCCGTTCTTGAAAACACAGAAAATGCCCTGCGTGAGCAAGGTTTACAAGAAACCGCAGCTAACGCTGCAGGTGCAGGTACTGCAGCCACTGGTGCAGCAGATAACTGGAACCCAATCCTGATCTCACTCGTAAGACGTGCGATGCCAAACATGATGGCATATGACGTTGCAGGTGTTCAGCCTATGTCAGGTCCAACTGGTTTGATCTTCGCAATGAAGTCAAAGTACAAAACCACAAAAGCTGGTGTATCTTCAGGTGACGAAGCACTGTTCAACGAAGCTGCAGTAGGCTTCTCAGGTGACTCAGCAACAACTGCTAACGGTTCACCATCAGGTTTGGCTGGCGTATCTGACACAGATGTAGACAGTTCTATCGTTGACTCTGGTTCAGCTTATGCTCCATATACAGGTGATGCATATACCACAACTGAAGCTGAAGCACTTGGTAACACAGGTGAAGCATTTGCAGAAATGGGTTTCAGCATTGAAAAAGCAACAGTGACTGCGAAGTCACGTGCTTTGAAAGCTGAGTACACTCTGGAACTGGCACAGGATCTGAAAGCTATTCATGGTCTTGACGCTGAAACAGAGTTGGCAAACATCTTGTCAACAGAGATTCTTGCGGAAATCAACCGTGAAGTAATCCGTACAATCAACAGCCAAGCTAAAATCGGCGCACGTCAAGCAAACGTAACAACTAAAGGTATCTTTGACTTGTCAAGCGATGCTGATGGTCGTTGGTCTGCTGAGAAGTTCAAAGGCTTGGGCGTACAGCTTGATCGTGAAGCAAACGTAATCGCAAAAGAAACACGTAGAGGTAAAGGTAACTTCATTATCTGTTCTTCAGACGTTGCTTCTGCTTTGGCTGCTTCAGGCATGTTGGACTATTCACCTGCATTGTCAACCAACTTGAATGTTGATGACACAGGTAACACTTTCGCAGGTGTTCTGAATGGTCGTATGCGTGTATACATCGATCCATATGCAACTTCAGACTACATCAACGTAGGCTACAAAGGTACAAACCCATATGACGCAGGTGTATTCTACTGCCCATACGTACCGTTGACAATGGTTCGTGCCGTAGGTGAGGATGATTTCCAGCCACGTATCGGGTTCAAAACTCGTTATGGCATGGCGTCAAACCCATTCGTAGGTGATTCACCTGCAGATGGTCTTGCAACTGCACGTACAAACCAGTACTACAGAATCTTCCGTGTGGACAACATCCTTACATAAGATTTAAATATAAAAAAGGGAGGGGTTCAACCCTCCCAACTAAGGTCCACTTCGGTGGGCCTTTTTTTATGCCATCTTATTAGACATTTTCTTTAACCATTGAAACATGATTTTATCTGCCCACTCAGGATTTTTATTTTTCAGAATTTCAAGAGGGGCACCCTCAATACCTTCTTTACTACGGGCTTCTACATATTCTTCAACAGTAAAGCTTTTGATTAATTCTTTTAGAAATTTAGCTTTAGTAAAAGGCCCTTTGTACTTAAACCGAGCTATGAACAATTCTTTAGGCATACCTACACGTGAGGGATGACAGTTAGGGGCTACTTGATCCCAAGTAGGTTGACCTTCGTAGGTGCCTGTATACTCAAGATATCCACCGTGGTAAGTAAACTTAGATTTATCAAACTGTGTCATATGATTCTCACTTTCTCTTGATTACATACTTTTGTAACATATCAAATAGTGTTTGTCAAGCATATAAATAGAGGTATATAAAGTTTTTTAGGAACAACCTATGCCTACATTAAATCCTAGTCTAGAAGTATTAACATCATCAGCATCATCAGGGTTGAACAACGTCAACTATTTACAGCCCAATGCGTTTAAGCTTACGATAGACCACAAGCATTTTCAGAACTTAGAGTTCTTTTGTCAAACTGTACTACATCCTTCGATGTCATCTAATCCAGTAGAGATGCCATACAAGAGAGTTACTTCTGTGCCATTCACGGGGGATAAATTGACATTTGGAGAATTAACTGCTATGATTATAGTTGATGAGAATTTAAATGCATACACTGAAATGTATAACTGGTTGCAAAGAACAATAGAACAAGAAGACAGAACACCGCTAGGTAGAACATCAGTAAACCCCCCAACATACGCTGATATAACACTTAGCATTTTGAGTAGTCATAACAACAAGGTTCGACAGATTAGATATATAGATAGTATGCCAACAAGTCTTGGTGATATGACGCTAGAGTCAACCTCAGGTGACGTTACATTTATAACATTTCCTGCATCGTTTAGGTTCTCTTATTTTGAATTAAAGTAACCGCAAAGAAAGTATATTATGAAAACATTGGAAGAAGTTATAGAATCTTGGCAAGAAGATTGTCAAATCCCTAGAAACGATCTGGCAGAAACCTCTCGCTTGACACCTAACCTACACGCTAAGTATCTTGGCGCATTGGCTAATGCTAAGTTGCGTCTCAAGAAATATGAGATGGATCAAAAGTCTTTACTCAAAGATAAATGGCTATACTACAACGGTAAGATGGATCAATTTGAAATAGAGGCACGTGGTTGGGATTACGATCCCTTAGACGGTCTAAAGGTTCTCAAGGGAGATATGAACCATTACTATGACTCTGACAAAGAAATACAAGAGTCTGAGTTGAAAATAGAGTACCTAAAAACCCTTATAAATACACTTACAGATATAGTTGATACCTTGAAGTGGCGTCATCAAACTATTGGTAATATGATAAAATGGAAAGTATTTGAAGCAGGTGGATAATGTTTAATCATGTAGATCATGGTATTAGTTTACCAAAAATGACTAGGAAGACAGGGAAGGGTGGACGTAAGTATTTTACTCCTGATGGCAATGCCTACCCTTCCATCACCACAGTACTAAGTCTCTTAAGTAGAGATAGTATTATAAAGTGGCGTAAAAGAGTTGGCGAAGAAGAAGCCAATAAAATCTCACACCAAGCGGCGACAAGAGGAACTTCTGTACATAAGTTGGCAGAAGATTATCTTGATAATGTTGAAGATTGGAATAAGGATGTTCTGCCTAATAACTTATTTACGTTTAGTCATATAAAAGATATTATAGATCATAAAGTAAATAACGTTTGGTTTCAAGAAGAATATCTTTACAGCGACAGACTTCAGTGTGCAGGTCAAGTGGACTGTATTGCTGAGTATGATGGCGAATTGTCAATAATCGATTTCAAAACAAGTCGTAAGCCAAAGAAAGTAGAATGGATCAGCAACTACTTTATTCAGGCATCCTTTTATGCTGCAGCATTCTATGAACGCACAGGTGTTCCTATTAAGCAAGGCGTGATTATTATTGCAGTGGATCATAGTGAACCGCAAGTGTTTACAGTTAATACGCATGACTACCTACAAGAGTTTATTAAAGTAAGACAAATGTATAGAGAACAAAAAGAGAATGGCTGATATTACAGTCAAACTAAAAGACTATAGTATGATGTATGTTGACTGCGAAGGCGGGTTTGCATATGAACTTTCTGACTACTTCTCTTTTTATGTTCCAGGTTACAAGTTTATGCCAGCCTATAAAAATAAAATATGGGATGGAAAGATAAAGTTATTCAACAGAATGACAGGTGAGTTGAATGCAGGGCTGTATGTTTACCTTGTAAAGTTTTGTGAAGAGCGTGGTTACATATTAGACACAGAAGAAACTAGGTATGGGTTTCCTTTAGTAAAAGATAATGTCAGTGAGTTAGATCATTACTTGCAAAATGACAACTTGCCATTCCAACCTAGAGACTATCAGTACGATGCAGTTAAGACAGCAATGGAGCGTAGTAGAGGAATACTTCTTTCTCCTACAGGATCTGGTAAGTCATTCATGATTTACATCCTTGCTAAGTTTTGGTTACAATATGTTACAGAAGGAGTTGGGTTTCCAAAAGCAGGGCGTGTTCTGATTATTGTTCCGACTACTTCTTTGGTCGAACAAATGCATCAAGACTTTATCGACTATGGTATGAGTGAACGTGGGATGCATAAAATATACTCAGGTAAGAGTAAGAACACAGATAAAGCCATAGTAATATCTACGTGGCAAAGCATATATAAATACCCTAAGAAATGGTTTGAACAGTTTGGTATGGTTATAGGGGATGAGTGTCATGGCTTTAAGTCAAAGTCATTGTCATCTATCATGAATAAGGCAACAGAGGCAAAATATAGGTTTGGTACTACAGGTACTCTTGATGGCACCCAAACTCACAAATTGGTACTAGAAGGGTTGTTTGGGCCGGTGTATAGCGTCACAACAACTAAAGCATTACAAGACGATAATACCCTAGCAGATTTAGATATAAAGGTGTTGTTATTAAACTACTCAGAAGAGGTTAGAAAAAACTTTGGTAAAAGGACTTATCAAGAAGAGATTGACTTTATCATTGGAAACGAGTCTCGTAATAGGCTCATTTCTAATTTGGCTATTAATTGTGAGGGAAATACTCTTGTCTTATACAATCGTGTGGATGCTCATGGAAAACCTCTCTTTGAGATGATAAAGGATAAGTGTGGTGAAAAAAGAAAAGTATTTTTCGTAAGTGGTGACGTGAAGACAGATGATAGAGAAGCCATTAGAAAGATCGTTGAAAAGCAAAAGGACTCAATCATTGTCGCATCCTTGGGAACATTCAGCACTGGTATTAATATTCGGAATCTTCATAATATCGTATTCGCTTCACCAAGCAAATCCCAAATCAAAGTTTTGCAGAGTATTGGGCGTGGTCTTCGACAGTCAGACAATGGAAGACAAACAAAGTTATTTGATGTCGCAGATGATCTGCATTGGAAAACAAGAAGAAACTACACACTACTTCACTCAGCAGAAAGAGTGAAGATATATGAAAAAGAACAGTTCAAATACAAAATTGTTAAGGTAGATATGTAATGAATGAAATAAAACAATTCAAGCTAGTCAGTGGCGAAGAAATAGTCTG